TCCCTCAGTAATCACAAATCCCGCTACATTATCCATTAAAGTACTATCAATAAAAGAAGCCATATCAGCCTCTTGTGAAGTAGCTACAATATTATATCCGTTTAAATCACCCATAGCAGCACCACTAGCAGTACTTACAGCACACTCGCAACCGTTTTTAATACCAGCTAATCTAAAGTTGCCGTTGTAATCTTCTAAAATTACGTGTGGTCTGTTATGAGCTAATAACTTCAATTCTTTTTGAGTTACTAAATCTTGTTTCTTTAAGACAAAAGTACCCGTACCAGTCCAAAAAGACGTACCGTTTTCTCTTGAATTTTCGTTTGCTTCATCAAAACTATTCGCACCTCTTAGTTCATATTTATACACCGTTACTGGTGCTGTTAAAGCAGTAATTTCTTCTGCTACGAACGTAAAATTTGCATATAGTCCTGAATCATAATTAGCGAAATAGATTGCTCTAAGTCCACCGGTTGAATCTTTACAAGGCTCTAAACGCCCCGCTGTTAAATCACAAGCCATATTATTTATTTATTTTTAAAAAAAGGTGTATAAGGATATTAACCAAATACACCCTTTATGTTAGTTAATTATTATACTGGAGTATATAAAACAATCTCAGCACCTATTCCAAATTGTACAGCTGCAGTATATCTCATAATCACTCTTACATTTTGAGAACCGTCTAAGTCTTCCATATCTAATACTTTTGCAAAAGATAAATCACTTAATAAACCAGTACCAAAGTAAAGGTTATCAGATTTTGCCGCCATCATATAATTAGAAGTCAATCCGTTTGCCACAAAGATTTTAACACCGTCAAAAGATAAACCTTGTCCACCGTCATACCATTGTGTTCCTTTACTGTCAGAACCAGCATTAGAAGTCGCTGCTACAGAGAAACCTCCTAAAGCTCTAACGTAAGCACGTGCTACATTTTGAGATACATAAAGATTTAAAGCAGGGTCACCATATAAAGCCGCAGGAATAGCATCTACTACTTTTCCTAACTCAGCAATTACATTAGCTGCAGTTACAGTTGTTCCTACTACATCTACTACTGTTGCATCAGCAGTTGCTAAAACTACAAGCCCGTCATATTGTCCAGCAGTTGCATTAACACCGTGCCATATATTAGATTCATTAGCAGTTGCTACTTTCTCAGCTACATAACCAAGTAAATAATCTTGGAAAGTTTTAGGTATAGTATCAAAAGCACTAATTCCCATACTCATTGCATCCCAATCATTTCTAAATGAAGATTTACAAAGTTCAAGATTCACTTGGAAACTCTCAGGTATAATAGTTTTTTCAACAGTTGTAATTGTTGAAGTATCAGCGAAATCACAAGAAGCATTAGCTACAAGTCCATCTGTACTAAAGTTTCTAATAACTTCTTTAAATTTAATATTAGGCTTTACTGTAATCCCACCGTTAGCGATAGTATTAGCAGAAAGTAATGCAGCTGAAATATAACCAGCAGCAGCTTCCCCCGCATAAGTTGTTGTAATTGATGTTGTTGTTGCCATAATTTATTTTTGTTTATAATTTAAAATTGTTTGATTTACTCTTTCTTGCATTGTTAAACCTACTCTTTTTTGAGAATAAAGATTTACATTTTTTTTCTCTACGTTACTTTCTGGTGAAGCGATAATAGGTTTTACATCTTCGGATAATTCTACTACTTCTTCAATTACTTCTTCTTTAGAAAGTTTTAACTCTGCTAAAATTTCAGCTTTCAATTCAGCTTTTAAAGATTCTCTTTGGTCTTCACTAAAATGAATTTCTTTAGATACACTTTCAACAATCTTTTTAGGTGCTGTTGGTGCAGCCTCTAACTCAGGGGCTTCTTCAGCAGGTGCTTCTGCTGGTGCTTCCTCTGGTTCTCCAGCTTCTTTAATTTCTGCGATAATACCTTCTTCTACTACTGAAAGTGATTTACCGTCTTCTAAAATATATTCCCCAATAGGTAAAGCAACTCTATCTTCTCCATTAACGATAAATATTTCACTACCTGCCTCAAACACCTCAGCCTCTACCGCTGTGCCGTTGTCAAGTATTGCCTGTTCGAGTTTCACCTCGATATTCAGCAATGTCTTAATTTGATTAATAACTCCTTTGTGTTTCATATAAATATATTTAATTAATAAACGTTTAAAATTCCTGTTGTTATATTTTCACTATTCTTCTGGTAGTACTTTACCACCTATATTACCTATTCCTTGTTTCCAATACTCTGGTGCTTCACATTCTTTATCTTTACATTCTATTGAATAAGTGTTTAGACAATAGCAATAAACTGCTTTACTCATTTTTTAGAATTTCTATTAATTTATTTACTAAAATTTCAGAATCTAATTCTTCTGCTGTTTGTTTTATAATTTGGTCGCTGAAGAAACCCTCAATACTAAAACCTAAATACTTTTTGTTTTTAACATCTTGCCA